AAGAAAGAGCTTTCCAAGAATGCTGGTATTGCTCTTGAGGTTCTTGATCAGCAGCCTGGTGCAGAGTACGCACAGGGTACTTGGTGGCAGGCTTTCAATACGGTTACCTTTATGACTGACCACGTCATGGGGCGTAATCAAGACACCCGCCTTGCCTCTTCTTGGTTCGGCACCAACCGCAACCTCAAGACACAGGCTCTTGAGACTGCAATCGAAATGGCAGAGGCTGCGTAAGCAGCCTCACTTTCTCTAGGAGATATATATAATGAATAGCGACCTTGAAATCCTCGTTGAAGAAGACATGAACATTGCTGGTTATGATCCAGCTATATGGGCAGATGTCCTAGAATATTGGAGAGAAATCCTTGATTGAAATTTACAGTAAAGAAAATTGCACGTATTGTGTATCAGCTAAAAATCTACTAACTTCTAAAAATAAACTGTTTACAGAACATAAACTTGGTGTAGATTATACAAGGGAACAGTTGCTTGAAAAGTTTCCTAACGCTAAGTCGTTTCCTGTAATAGTAATAGATGGATATCATATCGGTGGACATACTGAATTGAATAAAATTCTAAACGAAGAATCTATGGACACTCGCAAACTTTTGAATGAGGGAAAATAATGATTACTGATCGTGAAGAAATGGTGAAGATGCTTAAGCGCAGCGCAGTTGATATTACTTTCACAAAGGTAGATGGTACTTTGAGGACTATACGAGGTACACTTAATCCAAAGCATATGCCACCACAGATGAAGAATGAAGATCTAGAGGCAGCAGAGACTCATCGAAAAGAAAATCCTAGTGTTATTCCAGTTTGGTCTATCAATGATCTTGGTTGGCGTTCATTTCGACTAGATAGTATTCTTAGTGCACAGTACATTGTGGGATACGAATAAATAACAAAGCTCTTCACTAGAAGAGCTTTTCTTTTTTTATCATAGGAGTTAAAATGACATGGCATATTGGGGTTATCATCTAGTATTAGACTGCGGCGATCTTGATACACACGCTATCAATGATTACGACACAATTTATAGGTTTACAAAGCAACTTGTTAATGATATAGATATGGTTGCTTATGGTGAACCACAGATCGTTAGCTTCGGTAGCGGAAACAAAGCCGGATACACTCTTGTACAGTTGATTGAAACCTCAAACATCTGTGCTCATTTTGTACCTGATGACCTGAATGGTGGCAATGCCATGTATCTCGATGTCTTCTCGTGCAAACCATATGATGATCAGATCGTCATTGATCTTGTTAAACAATATTTTAAAGCGAAGTCAGTTAGACCATCTTTCTTGACTCGTCAAGCTTAATAGAGGAACAAATATATTATGGAAACCAATGAACTATCAAAGAATGCTATGGGTGGCACAGAATTAATGATGAATCGCCTATACGAAAATGTGGATAAAGATCTTCTTGATCAGTGTCAAATTATCCCATCTCGTGTTCGTGAATTAGATGAAACAAAGATTCGAATTCTTTGGCAACATGATCTTCCAGGTGATCCTGAATCAGATCATCTTAAGAATGAAGGACACGATCGATTCCATAAGATTGTGTTCGTCTCTAATTGGCAAATGCAAGCGTATATTAATTATTATAATATTCCTTGGTCAAAGTGTGTTGTGATGCAAAATGCAATTACACCTATTGAAACACATGAAAAACCAACAGATAAAATTAAGTTGATCTATACACCAACACCACATCGTGGTTTGCAGATTGTATTGCCAGTTTTTGAAAAGTTGTGTGAAGAGTTTGATAACATTGAACTTGATGTGTACTCATCTTTTAAGCTATATGGCTGGGAAGAAAGAGATACACAATATCAACCATTGTTTGATCGTTGTAATAATAACCCTAAGATTAATTATCATGGTACTGTCAGTAATGAAGAGTTGCGTACTGCTCTTAGCAATGCTCATATCTTTGCATATCCTTCAATTTGGCCAGAAACATCATGCCTATGCTTGCTGGAAGCAATGAGTGCTCGACTTGTATGTATTCATCCAAATTTTGCAGCTCTACCAGAAACTGCTGCAAATTGGTCTTATATGTATCAGTGGAATGAAAATCCTTCAGAACATGCTGCAACATTTCATATGATACTTGCTGATGCAATCAGAAGTATTAATGAACCACATGTTCAGAATAAATTGAATTTTCAAAAATCTTATATTGACGGCTTCTACAATTGGGAAGGTAGGAAGCATCAATGGTCTGCTCTTATTCGCAGTCTTCTGGATCAACCTAAAGAATTTCCTAAGAAACAATGGGTCTATAGAGTTTAGAAATATAAATATGAAATATGATATCCTTTATTAGGAACCCTTATGGAAAATGAAGTAGAGTTAAAAGGTAAAAATAATATTATACAATTCCCTGGCAACATTGCCAGGGAAATACCAAAGAACGAAGAAGAAATTGTTCAGCGAGTTGATAATATAAAGCATCTACATATACAAGAAGTATTATCTACTATGGTTCCTATTATTTTTAATCAGATGGCCACTGCCGGTTTTGATTTCATTGATGATGAAGAAACCGGTGAAGTAAATAATGTAAAGGATGGAGCATTCTTAGTTGAAGCACTAAGATCTATTATGCTTAAGCATTATGAAATAGAACATCCTATTCAAATCCTTGCTGAGAATCTATTCAATGAAGATGAAAATAGCGGTGTACTCTTTTTAAAACATGATGTAATATCAGCTATGTTCGAAGTTCAACAGGAGAAGAGCTAAGCTCTTTATATATCATGATCATCATTGATCTTAACCAAGTTATGATTTCAAATCTAATGGTCCAGCTTAACGGCCATACAAATGCACAGCTAGAAGAAAACATGGTTAGACACATGGTTCTTAATGCTATTAGATCATTCAATCAAAAATTCTCACAGGAATATGGTGAGATTATTATTGCATGTGACAATACAAACAACTGGCGCAAGATCGAATTTCCCTATTATAAGGCCAATCGTAAAAAGAATCAGGAAAAGTCTGAACTTGATTGGAAAAGTATCTTCGATTGTCTTGGCAAAATTCGTCAAGAACTTAAAGATTACTTTCCTTATCGTGTGATTGATGTTGTGTCCTCTGAGGCAGATGATATCATTGCTACATTGGTACATACATATGGTAAAGTCGTATCATCTGCTAGCGATGAAAAAATACTAATCTTATCAGGTGATAAAGATTTTATTCAACTTCATGTGTATTCTAATGTACGCCAGTATGATCCAGTTCGTAAGAAGTTCATAGAAAACAATGATCCAGATCGTTTTCTATCAGAGCATATTCTTAAAGGTGATTCGAGCGACGGCGTTCCTAATATTCTTTCAAGCGACGATTGCTTTGTTGTTGGTAAACGCCAAACACCATTAACTGCTAAAAAAATTGATAGTCTTTTAGAACTTGGTCTTGATGGTAAATTTGATCATCCTCTTTTTAGAAATTATATTCGGAATAAAAGGTTGATTGATCTTAAACATACACCAGAAAATTTGCAGGCTACAATTATGCAACAATATCATGCACAGAATAATCAGGATCGTAGTAAAATGTTAAATTATTTTATTTCTAATAGACTTAAAAACTTAATGGAAAGTATTGGAGAATTTTGATGAGACTGAGTATCTCTGAAATCTTAGAAAAAGTTTCTAAGGTAAAAACTAAAACAGAAAAACTAGATCTTTTTAGGCAGTACGATAATCCTGTACTACGTTCTGTGTTGAAACATGCCTTAGATAAAAATATAGTATTTGAATTACCTGAAGGTACACCACCTTATAGAACAAGCGAACATTTGGATAGCCAAGGAATGCTTTATTCTGAGGCAAGAAAGTTTTATTTGTTTGTTAAAGGTGGATCACCAAATCTTAAGCAACTTAGGCGTGAAACACTTTTTATAACCATGCTTGAATCCGTAGATTCCAGAGATGCAGAACTTCTTATAGCTATGAAAGATAAGAAACTTCCGTATAAAGGAATTACCCTATCACTAGTAACAGAGGCATATCCAGGACTAATCGATGAGCAAGTCAACATTTAAAAAGTTTAAAAAGAATGATTATTCTTATGAAGAAAATGAAGAGGAATATTACGATAACCCTCGTAATAGAGTAAATAAAAAAGAAATCAAAAGATTTGAGCGGGCTCTTAAGACAAAAGATATTACCGCTCTTATTGAGGATGATGATGAAGAAGAATCATATGATCCATATGATGCACCAGAACTGAGGAATTAATGCCTACTTACAAATTTTTAAACAACACAACGGGCGAAGAATATGAAGAGTTCATGAGTATCTCTGCCCTCGATGTTTATTTACAGGAGAATTCCAATGTGACTCAGCTTGTAAACGGAGCTCCATCTATTGGAGATAGTGTTAGACTTGGTATTAGAAAGCCGGATAGTTCATTCAGAGATATATTGAAAAACGTGAAGAAGGAACATTCAAGGGGAGTGACTAGGTCTACTGTTAATACATTTTAATTATAACAATAAGAGACAAAATGACTCAACAACAAACAAGACTTAACAAGAAACAAAGAAGAGCATTACGAGATCAGGGAGTAAAGGTAAACAACGAAGCAAATTTTAGAGTTAATTTTAATCTCAGAGAGATTAAACCTCTAACTGAAAATCAACAAAAAACATTTGAAGCATTCTCTGCAAAGAAAAATTTAATGCTTCATGGTATTGCTGGTACAGGAAAAAGCTTTATCTCTCTTTATTTGTCTCTTAAAGAATTGTTTGATGGTAATTGTGGTTATAATAAAATTTATATAATTAGAAGCGTAGTTCCTACACGAGATATGGGATTTCTTCCAGGCAATCAAAAAGAAAAAGCAAAGGTATATGAAGCACCTTACTATGCAATATGTGCAGAATTGTTTAATAGGGGTGATGCTTATGATGTACTTAAGACAAAAGATTATATAGAATTCATTAGTACATCATTCGTACGTGGCATCACACTTAACAATTGTATTGTTATTGTGGATGAAGTAGCTAACATGACTCTTCATGAATTGGATTCTATCATCACTCGCTTTGGTAAAAATTGCAGAATTATATTCTGCGGTGATTTTAGACAGTCAGATTTTACTTATGATAAAGATAAAAAAGGTCTGATAGATTTTATGAAGATACTTCAGAATATGAAAGCCTTTAACTTTATTGATTTTAATGTGGATGACATAGTTAGATCATCATTGGTGAAAGAGTATATCATTGCTAAAGACAGACTTCAGATCACGGCTTAATTCAAATAGGCCAGCATACAACAGAGGTAAAGTCTTCGAACATTCTTTTGTAGAGTTTGAAGACTTTGAAGCTCGTATCATTGATGGTAAGAGATATTACTTTGCTCCTGATGGTGGCAGATATCCATCTGTTACTACAATATTAGGAGAGAAAAAAGATAAAACACATTTAGAAAATTGGATAAGAAATGTTGGTCATGAAAGAGCCGAACAAATTAAAGTTCAGGCAGGCAATCGTGGCACAGCAATCCATACTATCTGTGAAGATTATCTCCTGAATAAAGATCTATATCCAGAGGATGT